CTCATAGCTGCCGCCGATCATCTTTTGGATGAAAATTCCATCGTTCCTAGTTCCGGTGCCAAGGTCCATCAATCCGTATGTTTGGTCGAAATCGACCTCGTGTTTGATGGTGATGCGGAAATCACCGCCACTGTAGACGATGCCGCTCAGATGAATCGGAGCCATGCGTACGGTGGATGCGTCAGAGACCATTCTGAGATCCTCTGACGCCAGGGCGCTGGGAGTGCCGGGCCCCTCGCGTCCCAATATACTTGTTGTCCAGTTGGTCGCAATGAGGAGCGTTCCATCAGTGGCGTTCTTCACTGATGTATCGAGGCGATAATGCCAGCAGCCGGCAGGGAGCTTGATGATGTGTCCGCTCGAGCTTGACGTGGTTGTGACGCCGGATCCTGTCGAGGTGCAAACGTAATAATCTCTGTCGTCATTTGAGTCACCATCATAGATGGTACCGTCAGATGTGAACCTGTGGTAGCCGCTGGATCGCAAGCTATACCAATGGTCGGTGGTGCCCTGCAGGGCCTTCACCGCGGCAACCAAGTAGGCCTGGTCAACCACGCCCAAAGGGGTACTTCCGTAGCCCTTCTGGAAGAGGTCGGCCGTTGAATAAGCCGATCCGGCCTTGTGAGTTACCAGGTCGGATATGATGGCGTCCATGGAAACCATTCCGTCTGCATACGAGTCGTCTTCGAGATTGGTCTCTGTCCCCGTGTACGTTAGTGTTCCAGCCAAGGCTTTCTCGACGCTAACCACATGTGCCTGGTCCACCACTCCGAGTAGGGTTGCCCCATACCCGGCTTGGTAGCTATCATTCGTGGAGTAGGCCGATCCAGCTTTATGCTTCACCAGGTCAGAAACCACCGCTGCCAGTGACGCGAGGCCAGTAGCAGGAGCTTCTTGATAAGCTGTCCCTGCTATATTTGTTTCAGACCCCGTGTAGGCATTTGAGCCATGCACTTTCTTGGTGGCTGCGATGGTGTATGACACGTCTGCCAGCTGTGAAGTCCCGGCTTCGTAGCTATCGCCCCCATCATAGGTGAGGGCTGTCACCACGTCGGTTAGTTCTCCAACAACTGCTGACTGGTTCACCAAGCCCGATGTACCGTATTGGTAAGGGCTAAGATCTCTGGTCGTTCTTTCACCGGTGTAAGCACCAGCTTCCTCCAATTGGAGTGTTCGAGCATGGTGCCTGTCCAAACGTTTGTCCAGAGCAATTGGGTCTATTGACGCAATGTCGTTTCTCAGGATACCTTTGCCTTTCCCAACCCTCTTCATGGGTACCGGAGCTGGTTGCGCCTGCCTAAGTGCGTGCACAACCGCCGTTGTTCCAAATTCCTCAAAACCCCCTCCCACCATGGAGAACTCTGCCGCGCTTCCGAGCAGCGAATCCTTTAGGATGTCAGCTGAACTCGAGCTCACCTCAGAGACGATGTCCCGAGCCTGCGACAGAGTGGATCGCCCGCCCCTTCGGGCGGGTTTACGAACCATTTACCCAGAGCCGGTGAGCTCCACGATTCCTTGGACGCGGAAGCTCCCGGCAATTTGGGGTCCAGATGATGAGTTGAAGTCTATACTTGTGGGCTTGTCTGCATCTGAATACAGTATAGCTGCCACAAATTGATGATCAAAGACATTGCTTGAGCCACCTGTTTCAACGGATCTGAAGTGGCTGAGCTGCCTTGAGAACATCATATCGATTGGATCCTGCGGAGTCCATTCGATGACTTGAGGGGAGTAGATGGGGCCTACGACCTTGTCGCTGGCTCGTTCCAGCTTAAGGATGTCGTCTGCCGAGTCTACAGCAGTTGGAACTTCGACTTCTCCAACGGTGACCGTTCCGGATTCAGCTGCACGGAGTTTGTTGTTACCAGCCCTCTCGATGTACATCACGAGCTTTCCAGAAACTGCCGTGTGAACGGCTGGCTCCCAAATAAACCTCATACGCTTGAGGCGCACTCGGTCATAGGGGGCATTGCCGTTCGCAGTGGCCGGGATGAAAGTTCCCATCCACGTAAACATGGAGGGGACTATGTTGGCATAAGCTAAGCTTGACATGCCATTGCTGGATGCTGCGACGTCCCTGAGATACATTGGAACTCCGGCAGGGTCATTCGCCATTGGGGCCTCCTCGGAGGCATCGTACGTCATCTGGTGGGTTATCTGCAAAATGTTCTGCATTTCCACGACATTGATAACGCTGTTGCCAGAGCGATAAGACCCGCGAGACATGAGCGATTGACCTTTATATGGGTTGAGCAGATACGGGAGTTGGGTGTTTGTGCCTGCTCGGCGTGCTCTCGCTCTAGGCCTGGGCGGAACCTGTACCACGGCCTTCGCGCGTTGCCTTTTCGGGCCAACGGGTTTTCTCTTGTTCTTCGTTTTCTTTGCCATTTCATATATATAAATATATACTCTTCAGCGGATTGTTTGGTGAGAACAATCACTGGGACCCGCTAGTGTCTAACACGTTGGGTTGGACGTGAGGAATGTCGAATTGCAGCGGGAAACACTCCGGTACGGTGGTGTGTTTCTCAAAAATGGCCTCCCAATACAATTGTTGGGCAGGCGAGACTCCCCATGCGTTAGCCATACTCACTCGTGCTTCATTCGTGATTGGCAATGTAGTTCTAAGTGTCTTCGAGTCCAACCGTGCCGCATAGGTCTGCTTGATAGATGCGTCGTCCAGCATGTGTCCACCTTCACCCCACTTCAACATCATTTTGGCAAATGATTGTAAGATGGGCACACCTGCGTTTAGACTGAGCTCGCACGACCCGATAGTATGTAGCAAGTTGGCGCGTGATTTAGCATCCCCGAAGTACTTCGAACCACACAACGCATGAGACGTTACGCGGGCTGGATCTCGGACCATGGTCAGGCCTCTGACAGTTCGAATAGGCTTGGTGTGGCAGAACTCTAGGTCTTCAAACTCCGATATGACTTTCTCTACTTTGAGCTCATGTCCCATATCGTAGAAGTCTGCTACCAACTTGCGTAGGCAACATCTCCGAACGAACAGGATCATGTCGTCCCCATTGTCAAGCATCTCGTAGTCCGTCGACGAAATTCTCTGGCTTTTCATAGCAGCCATTGTCATGGCGACCATTAATAAGCAATTTCCACTCGCCGTGTTCATGTCACCTGAATCTCGGCCTCCCAGCACCCAGTAGATAAGCCCTGCCCCCTTGGCCAGATTTCTGATTTGCCATAGGAGCATTTCGGCCAGTGTTCCGGCACACAGTGCAAGGAGCACTGAGTCCCACCATCCGACTCGCTTGGGGTTGAAGCCGAACAACCTAAGGTACACTTCGTGCTCCAACCTCAATGCCTTGGCCCTAACGTGGGCGTCAAACCGGCTACAGTCTAGTTTCAATGCGAATCCCCCAATCCTATTCCATTTAGCGAGTGCTAGTCTGGCAATTTGTTCGTTCGTAAGGCATTTTGAAAACACCCTCAAACGATTAGGTTCAGGGGTCCACTTGTACAACTCATGTTCAACCGGCTTGATCCATCTGGCCAAGCTCAAGCTAAATCGCTTGTTCCGGAACTGAATTATCCGTGGGTCCTTTTCCCCGTCATCTGGATTCCACCTTTCCATTTTGACGAAGACTTTTGCGTAGGCGTCTCTGGCAATCAAAGCATGTTGCTTGAGAGATTGCCACGCTGCCTCGTACAGCTTTTTCTTCCCCCCAGAGTAAGTATTGATAACCTTTTGATAAGTCCAAGGGAGAATAGGTGTCCTCATTCCAGTGACCATCTTGTCGATGGCCCCTCTCATCATGTGGAAACCTCTTTTGGTGAGTGGGGGCACGTCCATTAACACTCGGTTTTTAACCCCCAACACCAAATTGCACGTACACGCTGTATGTGAATACGGGCGGTACGCGCCGGGCAAGCCTACCGTAGCCATACGCCTCCATTGACGGTTATGCTTGCCCAGACGATTTGGAAGTGCTATTATTCCACCATTTGTCCCCTGCTTGCGGATGGGATAGTAGAAACAGCACCTCGCTATAACCGTCTGGGACCCTGTTAGTTTAACGGCAATTCGGCCTTACGCACGAAATAGCCGTCACCACAGAAGATCCTCACCAGCCACGGGGTCTTGTCAAGAACAATTTTCCCCGATCTGAACGCATGCGTTGTCCTAGTCCTCCGGGCCCATTTAGTGTTTCCTCGGTTGAAAATGGTTTGCCGTGTGGACTCGAACGTTATGCTGGCAACGAGAATAGCCTCGGTCATAACCTGCATCAGGTGTACCAAAGCGTTAGGGTCAACATTGTTGAAGTATATGTTTTTCAACGCCTGTTGATCCTTATTCTTCAGCCACCTTCCCAGGTGTTCCCTTTTGGCGTCATCTGAATTGCCGTCATTCCCTGGGCAATGGGTCACTAACTCGTACACCATCGCATCAAACCCTGGCATGTGAGCGCATCTACAATATTTACGCTTGTACTCAGTGATCTCATCCAGTAGCAACTTTGTTCGTCGCATTGGAAAGTCACCATGTGAGTACACCGCCCCGGCTGCCCAAAATGCGAGCCGGACTAACAACACGAGCACGATAACGTAAAGTGTTGCTAGGTAGTGGTGCCGCTCCCAGGCCAATATGCTTACTGCCACTGCCACTGGTTTCCATGTGGGGTGGAAACAAGTGGCGAAAACAATGACGGCAAACACGAGAGCCAACAAAGTCAGCGTCTCCGGGTTCACGATGTACTCGTGTAACCACCAGGGAGGCCAGAGGGTGAATTTGCCAGGAACATCGCAAGGATCTTTCCCCAGGTCCAAAAGTTGTAGCGGGCCAGCCAACTTTGGTTCCTCTGGGTTCTGTTTGCGCTTCAGCTCTTCCACCTCCAGCTTAAGCTTGTCATGTTCAAGCTGTGCTCTCTCCGATTCATGATGGCGCTTGACTCGCCATTCCTTAGCAGCAAAACAGGCCTTCTCAATCTTTGCCCGTTGCTGGTGTTCCGGCAGGGTTCTCCCGTTTCGCGTAATTCGTTCAGCCTCCCAAGCATTAAACTCGGTTAAGCAGCCACGACGGTTTCCCATCGCCCTTCTCTGGTTGGCTGATTGAGTTATCCGGTGTGTACTCACTGATGCCGGAGCCGCTGGTTGAAATTGCGACCAGACGGTAGTTCCAGAGGACGAAGAGCCACTGGAATTAGAGGGGGGAGTGTGATGTGAGTCCCCTGATGAATGAGGAGAGTTCGAGCGGCCTCGAGCACCTAAAGGCCCCACTCCTCCTCCTCCACCCCCCGCTTCTGCAGCTGCTTGCTGCGGGGGGTGGTGGTTGTTTTGCCTGTGCATTCGCACTCCAGCCCCGTTGTCAGCCTCTTCCCGTGGTGGGAATAGCTCGGGGTCCTCGGGCCTCTGCATGTCCGCGCTCAGTTGATCCCATTCGCGCGTAACATCGCTGCCATGCAGGCTCGCGGCAGCGGGGTTGGCTTGTGGCGCCAACTCTTCTCCATCATCTTCGTCCTGTACTTGACGATATCCAGCTAGTCCAAATGCGTTTCGTAGCCATCTACGCGTTTGCTTCCATTTTCCATCGGCTGGTTGGGCCGGGCCTGTGGGGATTTCCACCCCACAACGAAAAGAATCCGATTGTACTGACATTGTTGCTAGATTTTAAATAGAGAAATACATACAGAAAACACTAGTCGCACCCACCTAAACGCCTTACGACCATGCAGCGTTTTTGTGCCATCAACGTTCACCTAAAGTTACTAGTTTAGTTACAGCAGGCTTGGTCTGCCAAACTGCGTCCAGAATGTGCTGGGCACTCTGCTCAAAGTGCCTCCCCTGGAACCTCGCGGTCTACCCGCCCTCCTTACCGCAACGTTCGGCCTCCATTACTCCAATACCCTAATCCCAGTCGGGCTGAAGAATGGGGCAGAACCCCTCCGACCCTGACCCAGTCATGACAAGTCATCCACGTGCGTCGGGGCTTTACGGCCTAGGGTATATCAGCCATGGG